AAAAATATTGTAGATGCATGTAGATTCCACAAAAAATCGTCCGCATCTATTCATTATATTCTAAAAGGTGTTAGAACAAAAACAAAAGAAGGGGTAACTTTTAGTTACTATAAAGGATAATAATGAGCACTACCTATATGGATCTCACCTTACCAACGCCATCGATTTCTGTCGGTCCAGCTTGGGCAAGTACTGTTAATACCGCATTTGAAGTGATTGACGCCCATGACCACTCAAGTGGTAAAGGTACAAAAGTAAAACCTAACGGGATGGATATCAATGATGACTTAGATATTCAAGAAAACGAACTATTAAATGTAGACGCGGCTCAACTTGTTGATCAAGATGCTACTTTAACAGGTGCAACTAATACTTTTAAATTATTTGCCTACGAAGGCGATTTATACTATACTAACTCTGCCGGAGTTGCCGTACAAATAACAGACGCCGGAACTATTGCATCAAACCCAGGTTCGGCTCAAGTCTTTGAAACTGTTGCAGTTAGTTCAAACTTAACAATCGGTCCTTCCGACACTTATGTTTATTTAATAGTCGATTGTAGTGTTGCTAGAACAATTACTTTACCTCTAGCTTCCGGTGTAACAGCTGGACGTATATACATTATCAAAGATTCTACAGGACAGTGTCAAACAAATAATATTACAGTAGCTAGGCAAGGTTCTGATACTATAGATGGATCTTCGTCCTTTACAATTGACATGACTTATGGTACATTTTACTTTATATGCGATGGATCAAGCAAATATTACGTTAGTTAAATAGGAAAAATATGTTACAAAAACAATCGGTTCCTATAAATTTTCAAAATGGTATGGATACAAAAACCGACTCTAAGCAATTAGACTTAGGTACAATGTATCAAATTATCAATGGAGTTTATACTTCTCCAAAAAAAATAAAAAAAAGAAATGGCTACAACGCTTTATCAAACTATGATTCTGATAACGTTTCTCTCCCAACTTTAGAATCTTTAGCCGTTTTTAATAACGAACTAGTAGCTTTTACAAACGACGCTTTATATTCGTACTCAGACAGTATTGAAAAATGGGTAGAAAAAGGCGTAGTATCAAATTTAAATATTACTAGCGTTCCGGTTTTTAGAAACGCATACAACGCTACAAAAGTTGGATGCGCTACCGTTGAAAATATTGCGGTTTTTGTTTGGAAAGATAGCAGAGGTGGAAGCTACTGTTCAGCAATGGATTTACAAACTAACACTTTATTTTTATCAGAGGAACAACTGACTTCAAGTGGTGACAATCCAAAAGTTGTAGTTAATCAAAACCAATTTTATTTATTCTACAATGAAACTGGAAACTTAAAATATAAAAAGATAAATTCAGCAACTCCAACAACACTAGGAACAGCTGTAACAGTTAAAACCGATTTAGATTCATCAAACCCATATTATGATATTATAAACGTAAACGATCGAATTTATGTAACATACAATACTTCAACCGCTGGCGATTTATTAAAAATATTTTACATATTATCAACCGATGTTTTGGGAACTACTGTTGGTTTCGGCGGAACTATCAACGCCGACGGAGCCTTAACTATATCTAGCGATTCATTAGATAGAATTTGGATAGCATACTACGACAATACTTCGGTATTTGCTCGATGTATGTCCTACCCTCTCACTACTACAATTTTAACATCTACAACAATTGAAACCTTAGCAAACGTTACTAATATCAGTTTGATAGAAGCTGTAAATGGTGCTTATATGGAGATGTTATATACCGTTTACAATGCTACAAGCTCAAACACATTAATTAGAAAAGCAGAAATTACAGTAGGCGGAACAGTAAGTGGTCCAGTCCAATACCTTAGGTCGGTAGGACAAGCTAGTAAATTATTTAGATATGGAGATGAACTTTATACAATTTTAGTTCACGATTCAACTCTACAATCTACTTATTTTGTTGCAACTATTGGAGCAACTATTCAAGCAAAATTTTCCGCTGGAACCGGTGGAACAGTTATTGCTCAAAATAGTTTAAGTGATGTTGGTTTAATAGCAGACGGATCATTTCTTGCCGCTACTCAAGTCAAATCACTAATAACTCAAACAGCAACTGCCGTTGTTTCTACGTTTGGAGTCAATAGAAGCGTTATTAATTTTGAACCAACGCTTAACTATCAAGATACTACTTTAGGGCAAAACTTATATATTTCAGGCGGAACTTTAAAAAACTACGACGGCGCTACTGTTACAGAAGATAATTTTTATCTATATCCAGAAGGATTAACAGCTGGAGCTAACTCCGCTTCTGGTGGATCTATGTCTAACGGAACATACCAATATATTGCGATATACAGTTGGTTTGATAATAAAGGGCAGCTTCATAGAAGTGCAACATCTTTACCTTTAACAGTAACTTTAGCAGCTGGAGGGACCTCACAAACTCAAATAGTAAATATACCAACACTAAGGCTTACTCAAAAACGCCTATCATTTATTGAACTTTATAGAACTGAAGCATCTGGAACTTTATTCTACGCTGTTACAACTTTAACTTCTCCAGAATTTAATACCGAAGTTTCAAATACTAAATCTATTACAGACTCTATAAGTGACGCAACTTTAATAGGTAGAGAACCTCTTTATACTACTGGCGGAATACTAGACAACGATCCAAGCCCTAACGCTTCAATAGTAACTACTTGGAAAAACAGATTAATCGTAGCTGGATTAGAAGATGAACAACAACTTGGTTACTCAAAAGAATATACTCCAGGAACTCCACCACAATTTTCTGACTTTTTTCGAATCAATGTAAGCAATCAAGGCGGACCAATTACTGCCTTAGGTGTATTAGATGATAAGTTAATTATATTTAAACAATCATCTCTATATGTTCTTAGTGGAAATGGTCCAAACGCAGCTGGTGAACAAAACGACTACGGAACTCCAGACCTAATTTCATCGGACGCTGGATGTTCAGATCCATCATCTATTGTAGTTACCCCATTTGGTTTAATGTTTAAATCTAGCAAAGGTATTCAACTTTTAGATAGAGGCTTAACAATTCAATACGTTGGGGCTCCGGTAGAAGCTTATAACGCTTACACCATTACAGCCGCTTCATTAGTGTCTAACAGTAACCAAGTAAGATTTCTTACATCTAACAATTATGCACTCGTTTATGATACATACTTCCAAAAATGGTCTGTTTTTGATAACCACGGTGGAAAAGATGGAGAAATTGTAGACGGAGTTTATACATACCTTAGAAACGACGGATTAGTTTTTGAGGAAGACAATTCAAACTTAGATAATGGAGAAGCAATTAGCCTATATATTGACACTGGTTGGTTATCATTTGCCGGAATTCAAGGGTATCAACGTGTTTACAAGATGTTAGGTTTGGGTGAGTTTTATTCCCCACATCAATTACTAATACAAGCTTATTATAATTACAATGACATAGTGTTGAGCGAAAAAACTATAAACTCAGAAGATTTTATCAATTCTGAAGCTTATGGGGATAGTACGACTTATGGTTCTGATGCTTTTTATGGTGGAGATGCCAACTTAAATGCTTATCAATTTCGCTTAGATATGAAGATACAAAAAGCCCAGAGTATTAGGATAAAGATTACAGAACTTCAAAACGATACATACGGACAAGGTTTAGCTCTTTCAAATTTAAATTTTGAAGTTGGGCTAAAAGCTGGAACTGGAAAAATAAACCAATCTCAAACTTTCGGGATGACACGATAATGAAACAATATAAAGATTATTTAGAAGAGACATATAAAGGTCAAAGTTGTTATATCGATCCGCAAAATCGTGGGTGGGCATCTTATAAAATTGATGGCGATGAGTGTTATATAAACCATTGTTATCTAGCTCCTGACTTTAGAAACGCAAGTTTAATGGCAGAACTTTGTTCAAATATTGAGAAAATAGCTTTAGAATCAAATTGTAAATATATGACTGGAACAGTGGATATCAATTCATCTAATCCGGTTAGAAGTATTAAAATGATGGCAAATGATGG